CTATTGGATCATCCCTCCCTATATAATGTGTTTTATACCTATCTTTTAATTGTATTCTTCCTGTAAAAAATGGATCGGCACAGAATACATCTTTTGAGAGAATTTCTGAACCCGATGAAATTTTTAAAACGAGTGTATTTGGTCCATTCAAATTAATAGCATCTGACACTATTTTATTACCTGAGGAAGAAACATATTCTTTTGAAAAACCTAAAACGTTGTATGGTGAATTATCATTATTCATATAAAGTGCGAATTCGTGCGTTCCTGTAAATGTGAGACGAGATGTTTCACTTGAATATGAAACTGATGTAATGTTTGAATTGGCATTTGATAATTGAGATTGTAAATCACTCGCTAAAACATTTCCATCTGTGTAATTTTTTGTATCGAGTTGAATGGTTACATTTTTGGATATTGGTATATCCCTGACAATTAATGTATTATTTGTATTACACAACGTTAATTGAGGTGTGTGAAAATTACCCGAGACAATGGTCAATTTTGAAACATCATATATTTCATTTTTTAATTCTACTTCAAAATTATTTATATTTGTAAAAGTATTGATGTCTCTCTCTGAACTATCTACGTCGAGTATCACTACTTCACTCATTAAAATGTATGTATAAAATTTTAATGAGTGATTATCACTGTTGAAAAGTAAAATAAATTTATCCTGAAAGGGAATTCGCCAATGGATTGTTTGCGAGTTGTCTTTTGGCGATGTCGAGATCGAGACGAGTATTCGCTTGTCCTTTGTATGGATTGAGTTGTTGATATTCTGTTTGGACATATTGTTGTGTCCATCCACCACTTACTGGATTGAGACGGCCATCAACACGGCTATTGTCTGAACGTACCGATGTGATAATACCTCCTTGGTTAAGTGGCCCCGCTCTCACATTCATGCGGCCAGCATTTCCTGGTCTATCGGCTTGAGAACGTCGTTCACTATATCTCAAACCATATTTAGCAAGTTCTTGAGCGGTCATGACACGTTGTCCTTGATTTGTGGCTTGGATCAAAGATGAATTAGAGTATCCACCATAAAAGGAAGAAACCCCGGGTGTGACACGATCTTGGTATTTGTATTCAGCCCCTGTAATATCTGATTTATTTCTAGTTGGATCTTGTGACAAAGTTTCACTTCCAACAAAGTGTTTTGCTGGAGCAAAGTTAAGTCCATCTGAACGATAAGATGTTTGGGCACGATGTGTGCTTCTCTTGGAACGTTCGTAATGTTGTCTCCCGGTGTCGCCTGTTATAGCCCCCCCTTGGCCTTGGGCTCTGCCTTGGGTTGGTGGTAAACGAGATGGAAGGTGCGCCGTCTTCTCTGGACGATTGTGTCCGATTTGTTGTGGTAAAGTACCCCGACCACCAGAAATATCACCGGCTGGACCAGGTCGACCTGGGAGAGTTGTCATACGATACGCACCAACATTTTCAGGCATGGCCCGGAACATTTGTTGGAAACCACCAACGGCTGGAACATCCGCGGCGACACCTAAACCTGGACCGACCTGTTGTTTTTCAATGGGTGAAAGATTGTTCATAACACCCAAATCCGTAACGAAACGGTCTTTCATATCTAAAACTTCCTGTCCGCTGCTTCTAGATTGTTTTACTAAATCAGTAAATGGAGTTTGAACTTCATTACTTACTAAGGCTCTTTCTTCGCCATTCACTTTGAAATCAGTATTAAAATTTGTCGCTGCCATAATAGCACCCGCATTTGGTGGAATGAATGGATCACTATTTTCTGGTTCTGGGTTATTTTTACGAACAGGAACTTCTCTTTCACTCAAAGTTTTTCCGGCATAAATTAAACCCATCAAAGCCATAACAGATAGGGGATCTGCCATTTATTAATTGTTGATATTTTTATTATATCGCAAATCAAACAAATTATTCTGAAGGTCAGCACGAGAACTGACTGGATCATATGAACGGGGGAGAGGAGGGGGTGGCATGGTCTTATGAACTGGGAACAAGTTCTTTTCATACCGATCTACTGTAATCTTACCAAACTGTGTCGTTGTCTGTGGTCTAAGTTCATCGCTTGTTTCAATGTATTCCGCAGGAGAACCTTTACCAGCCATATAAGGAGAAGTTCCGTAAAGGACGGTGTTTGGACGAGAACTCACGTAATTCAAACTTGACGCTTGGGGATATGTAAATACATAGTCCAAGGCACTGTGTTCGGGAACCGCTGGATTTTTAAGACGAACTAAATCTGGCTGTAGTTGATACGCCATTTTATTATTTACTAAGAATATTTATCCTCGTTTATTGCTTCCGTAATCCAATCCTCTGAATTGTTCTAACTGAACACCTCGGGCATCTGGACTACATACACCAGTATCGCTACGGCAAATTGGAGCAAATTTTTCGCCATATAACCATTCAGCAAAACCAGTTTGGTCGCCTGGAATAGTTGTGACGGGGCTCGATACAAATTGTCTAGCCGCTGAATACCGTTGCTGGTCTGGTAAAGGAGAACGAGAACGACCAGCATCATAGGGTAATGTGTCATCCAAATTCTTTTTAATTAGGGGAGCAACGGAAGCACTGTAACAAGCGGGAGGGCGATTGGGACGGTCAGTATAATCTGTCATTAAAACATTACCCATGGGGTTTTCTATAGTTGGTATTTGACAATTTCCATAGGCTTGATCACCCGAACCTTCTGGACGATATAGGTTTTCTTTAATCATATTTGAACGATACATAAGGTATAAAACAGCAAGAACCATTATACCCAATACAAATATACGAACATCACGACGTAAAAGATAAATCAAACACGTCGCATAAATAATAAAACGAGATGTAGCATTCACTCGCTCTTCTGAAGTTTGACGAGCATTTGGCCAAAATTCAAGAACCTTATTTACATCAAAAAGAATTCTTGGATCTTCAAACCAAGTTTCCATTTATATAATATGGGTATTTATTTTTTCATCATACCACCAAGGAAACCACTCATCATTTTTTGGAGAGAGGCCTCATCTAAACCACCTGAACCACCACCCTGGATAGTCTTCGCAGCCTCCTGCGCGAGTTTCTCAATAGCAAATAATGTCTCGTCGGGAACAGCAGAAATAGCCGTACCAAGCATGTAAAGCGTTTGAAGATATTGCCAAATTGCGTCGCGTGTCTTGGGAGAACACTTAGACCATTTGTCTTTCATATTCAAATCCTTGATAAAATCAATATTCAAAATATCTTCTGTAATAAACGTATCATCCTTATTTGAAATCTTTTCAGAATATGGACCAACACCTTTCATGTAGGCTTCTACACATTTTCGTGGATTTGTATCACGAAGTAGTTCAAACGATGTCATGAACTTTTTTATGCCACCCTCCTTGGGGAAGGTTTTGTGAAGTTCTGCAATAAATTGTCCCATCATATCGTTGAATGCAGAGACTGATGCCATTCTTATAATATAATATTATACAAAATCTTTAAGTTTAGAATGGCTCAGAAGATAATACTTCCTTCTGGGAAATACCGTTGTCTACAATGAAATAGACCATAATAGCATTTAAAACGGCTGGTTTTAAATAAGCGTTTAATTCTTTCTTGGGTTCATTATTCATTTGACCCTTGATGTAAATATAAGACATTGTTATCAGAGCGGCAACAAAAGCGGCACCGGCTGGATCCCGGAGTGTCTCTGTGAGTTCCATTTACATATAACGGAGTTTTTTTGTTCGCTGTTCTGGGGCATCGTCAAACAAACTTTCTTCTTCACCTTGGGTTTGGGTGGAAATGGTTTTTATGTCTTCACCACCAACCTCATGTTCAAAGGGCACAGAACTTTCACCTTCTGATGCTGGTGGTTTAATCTCTGAATCCATCTCGGTGGTAGTGGTAGGGGCAGGTGGTGGATCGATACTTTGTTCTGGAGGTTTGTATCCATCATCTAAAGCATCTTCTCCTTGTTCCTCCTCCTCCTCCTCCCCCATTTCCTGTTCGTGGTCGACATCGTCATCATCTACGGGATCACTATCTTCAACATCAATATTTTCATCTGTTTGACCCATGTATGTTTGAAGAATATGTTGAACTGGAAGCAATTCTTTTATAGTTGTTTCGATAACATCACCAAAACGCTTAAAAAGTTCCTTATCACGTGCGTATTCAGATTGAACCTCATTAAATATGTATGGATCATTGTAAAGTTCGCGGGCAGCATTGTTATATACCGTCTGAACAAAAACTTCGTTCGTAGGGAGTTTGAGGGAGAGTTTACGGTTTTCAGTCTTGAGACGAACAGCAGACAATATCTTCACATGACTCACAAAAACAGCAGCCAATAAATCATTAAACCAAGAACATTTATTCACGAGGTTGTCTGTATGTTGTTTAGACATCGCATTAGACCAGTTAGGAACTTCTTTCAATAATTTTTGAAACATTTGCAGAACTTTTCTATTGTTAGATAATTTGGATGCTTCCTGGAACATTTCATGAAAAACATCTATCATAACTGGGGCCATCAAAGAAATCAACTTATCGGTGTATTCTCTTTTAGCATCGACAAGAATACTCAGTGTGCTTTCCATTTTATGATAGATGGTTGTTTTTTTTACAGAATTCATTACGCACCTCCTTTCCTATATCTATTTGCCGCCTTTTTCAAGTTTATCAAGGTAGGCAATTCAATATCTTCTTCCTGCTTTATAGGTTCTGTATCTGTGGAGGGCTTTTGTTTTTTATTGTTAATAACCCAAGATATATACAGAGAATAAGGCTCAACTCGATACACTTCAAAACCACCATTTCTAAATTGTCGTTCCAAGTATATCAAAGCCATACCTCTGTCAAAAGAAGGAAAACCAAATAAAAATGAAGGAATTGTTAAGAGAACGTATTTGTATCCCATCTCCGTAGATTGTTTAATTTTTCTACAAAATTGTTCATATATTCGTTTATATGTCTCCTTGCGAATACGCTTTCTTTCATAATCGACTGTAGCGACATCATTAATTCTCAACATTTCATCATTAACGTTAATATTAGTTAAACTTATTTTTTACAGAATCAAACTCACCTTTGGAAATTTGACCCTTTTCTTTTATT